GTATATGCCCGGGGAATCACACGACAAGTTAGTTAACGCCGTCGAACGCGTTCGTGACGCCGCCGACAGCGACGACAGCGACGACGCCGCGAAAGAGATACCCGACGCAATACTCGACGAGATAAGCGAAGACCGATTCGTGCCGCCCGACGGTGTCGCCGACGCCGCACGGCGAGCGTTAGACCTTGTCGACGAACACGGTAGAGATACGGTAAGCGGCGGCACACGCGAAGGGCTTGCCCGTGCTCGACAGATAGTCGACCACAACGAATCGAACGACCCACTAATCGGCACGAACGACGACGGCGTACCGTATGTCGTCGAGATTGCGAACTTTCACGCACGACACCGGGCACAAGGAAACCACGAGTACGACGCCGACGAACACGACAATAAGTACGAAGACCCCGGTTGGTTTGCTGATTTGCTTTGGGGGTCCGACGCCGGGAACGAATGGTCGTCGTCGCTTGCCGACCGAATCGACGAAGTCGAGCAAGAGCAATCGGTCGCAAAGACGCCGTCGGGCGTACCGGAAAACGCGAACGGGCCGGTTAGTGACACCGACGAGATTCCCGACGACGCAAGCACGTTTCAAGGCCCGCAAGGTGGCACGTACTGGTTAGCACCGGGAGACGACGCGTTCGATACGCCGGAACAGCGTTTAACGGCGGCAATAACCGGCGTCGACGTCGAAGCGACAAACGAAACCGAAGCGGAACGCGTCACCGAAAAGTACCGAGATACCGCCGCTAAGACCGCCGAACGATTCAATAACCCCGACGTCGCGGCGCAAACGTTCGAAACGATTGGGGAATTATTTGTAAACGACTTCCGAACCGGAATCAACTTCCAAGCCGGCACGTCGAAGGATACGTCTTCTTTTGAAGTGCAATCCGCCGAACGCGAACCGACATATATGCACGAGTTCGGGCACGCAATCGGCGACGCGTTCGGGTTCGGTGTCTCGGGCGACGCCGCCCGCGAAGGTGACGTAAAATACGACACGGACGAAGATAACTTCGTTCCCGTCGACTTAGACCGCGACGACGTCGACGAGTTCAAAGTAACACAATTAGAAGACCGTGACGACGTGCCGCAAGAAGTCGAGACACTTATGCAAGAAGTGAATAATTCTTGGGAGAAAATACAGGAAACGGGGCAAAATAACCCCGACGAGTTAGACGACGTCGTAATAAAAGACAATTACGGGTCGCTAAACGCACACGAAACTCTTGCTCAATTAAATGAGATAATGCAAGTCGAAAGGTGGCCCGCGGGCGGAAACGCGAATTGGTTCGACGAACACGGCGACCTATTAGCCGCATATACCGACGTAATCGAACCGTCGGATAAGAACAAACAACTAATAAAGCACTTACATTTTGACCGCGGGCCGGAAAACTCCCCGTTCGACGAAGACCCATACCCGGACGTAAATCGCCCGTAAACAGAAAAAAATGACAGTCTTAATAATACAAGAAGACGGCGAGACGACCGGTCGAATAGACACCGAAAACCAAAGCGGCGAATATAGCGGCGAGCAAGGGGTCGTCGACCTTGTGATTGAAGACGTCGAAGCGGGATACGTCGATACTATACACGACCCCGACGCCGAAAGCGACGGCGAAACCTTGCCGCCGGATACGACGAGACAAATGTCGCCGCGGGAGACGGCGGATTCGGTAAAACGGTTGCTCGAAGACATAACCGAAGTAACCGTACAAGTCGAGCAAGAGCAATCGGCGACCGGATTCGACGGCGGAAAGGACACCGACACGTACCCGGTCGTCGCCCGTCTCGACGCCGACGAATGGTCGACGTACGAGCAATACTTAGTCGACGCACACCGTACGCAAATCCAACCGGCAAGTCTCGACGACATAGAAAAACGCACTTGGCGTCGAGACGAAGACGTACCCGAGTACGTACGCGAAGGTGTGCTAAACGTAATCGACCGCGGCGCAATCTTCGACCGATTCGAGACGGTGCCGGGCCGATTGCGGGAGACGGTCGAAGACGCAATACGCGACACACTAACACAACCGCAAGGTTGGTCGTTAGACAGTCTAACCGAGCGTATGAGTGACGCGTTCCCCGGCGTCGACGACGACGACTTAGAAACCGTCGCACGCACCGAAACGACGTCGGTGCTGAATCGGGCACGCGAAACCGGATACGAGACACGCGAAGACAGCGACGAGTTTCAGTATTATTGGCAAGGCCCGGGCGATTCGCGTACGACCGACTTGTGCGAAGACTTGAAGATTGCGACCGGGCAAGAAAGCGGAACGCCCGACACCGACTTCGACGGTATGCCCGGCGAACCGGTCGACATTGATACACTCGTGCGTCTCGAAAGAACCGCGTCGGAAAATCACTTTCCCGACCTACAATTCCGCCGGCACGTTCCGCATATCAATTGTCGGCACACGTTCGTTCGTGACGCCGCCGCCGACATAGACGTCGACGTCGACGTCGACGTGCCCGACGCCGAAGTCTTCAATTCGACAGCGAAGACGTGCGGGTGCGGCGACCCGGTCGATTACGAAGCGGTCGTCGACCGTCTCGTGACGTACCGGAAAAGCCGCACCGACAAAGAGACACGAATCGAACGGGCGTTAGGGGAATCTATCGTACAAGTGTTACGGCGGTCGCTGTCGTCGACCGGTGGCAAAGTGAAACCGGCTTGGCGTCACTTGTGCGACCGTCTCGACGACGCGCCGGGGTACGAATACGGCGGCAAACGACCCCTAACCCGGAAGACGTTTTACCGGTATCTCGACCGGCACGAATCGAAGTTAGACGACGTTAGATAGTTACGGAAACTGATACAGGCAATATTTGTCGTCAAATCGGCCCCAAATCGGCGCTTTCGCCGAACCGCCGCACCGCCGGATTTCGGGCGGTACAAACCCTCTACCCACCAAATCCGTTTTTGAAAAAGATAAGGGGTATGTATCCTACCGGGGCAAAACCGTCTCAAATCGCCGCACAAACGCTTAGAATCGAACCGGGCATAAGGGTACGTTACGCGACAATACCGACGCGGCGTTATGCGTAACCATTAAGTACCCCGGTCGCCAAGTGTGGGTATGGTTCGAAACGAATCATACACCGAAGACGTCGACCCGACCGACAGCAAGTACGACCGCAAGTCGATTCGACGGGCGACCGTCTCGCCGGGCGACACCGTGCGGGTCGGTATCCGCACGTCACGAACCGCCGACCCGGTCGCCGTGACGGGCGTCGTCGAGACGAAGTACAACGACGACAAGTTTGCGATTCAAGTCGACGGCACGGTGCCGAACGGTACGACGGTGATAGTTTCCGCCGGGTACGACGACGACAGCGTTCGCGTCGGGAACTTCGCCGACGGATTCGACGGCGTCGGGCACGCGGTCTTTGTGCAATTCCCCGACGAGTAACACACACCGACCGGCGTCTCTTTTTGCGGCACGTTTTTATCGACCGACCCCGTACGGACGAGTGTCGGCGGCGTCGGTCGACGTGTGTCGCGCCACCTTCATACTTCGCCCGCCGTCGACGTTAACGACACACCGATTACCCGGTCGGTGCTGTCGGGGCACAGTTCGGTTCCCGTTTGTGTGGGTTCCCGCCGGCGGTAACACACCGCCGCCGCTTCGGTTAACACATTTATATACCCAATACCGTACGGTAATCCGTCGGTGAATGACTAAGCAAGAACCGGTCGGAAAGCCGTTCGCCGGGTACGACGACTTCGATAGTTGTGTCTCTGATAACCCGGACAAAGAAGACCCCGAAGCGTTTTGCGGTTGGTTACAAGACCGTGCGAAAGACCTTGCCGACAGCGACGCCGACACGGTACTCGTCGACCTAACGACCGAGTTTGTGTCGTCGGTCGACAATCCGGCACAACGGTCGGAATGGGTCATACGCAAAGACGCCGACGTGTCTCGACGTAACGCGTCGGAAGTCGAACGCCCGTTCGTGCTCGCCGCCGACGACTTGGCGTCGAAAGCCGCCGACGTCGACGTGCGGGCCGAAAACAGCGACGGCGACAGACAAATCGCATACGCCGCCGTACTCGTGCCCGACGAAGTCGATAAGCAAGGAGACGTCGTACCGCCGTACGTCGTCGAACGGTCGGCACACGAGTATTTAGCGGAGTACCGCAAGATGGATACCGACCACGACTTAGAAGACGGGGCCGGTACGCCGGTCGAATCTTGGATACTCAAAGACGACACGTCGTTCGAAACGCCGGACGGCGACACCGTCGAGTACCCCGCCGGCACTTGGATACTCGGCAAGCGATTTGTCGACAGCGAATGGAAACGGGTACAATCCGGCGAACTTACCGGATTTTCCATTTACGGCGGCGGCGAAGCGATAGACGTCGACAAGATAATGAAACAGACAAGCAAGCAAGAAGAAGACCCGTGCGAAGACGGTTGGACTATGGTCGGTATGAAACCGAACCCGAACGGGTCGGGCGAAGTGCCGCGGTGCGTGCCGGAAGAAGACGTCGACGAACCGCCCGATTTGGGGTCGACGAACGCCGGCTTACCCGACGACTTCGACCCCGACACGTTCGACCCCGACGCCGCGAGCACGGGAAAGAACGACGACGACGTAACGCTATCAATGAAGCAAACACTACACGAAGCGGTCGAATCGGAATCGCCGCGGGAGACAATCGCCGACGAGATTCGCCGGACGAAAGCGCATATGTCCGACGAAGACGCCGAAGCGGTCGTCGATATGCTACAAGACGCGGTCGACGCCGTACAAGACGCGGTCGACGAATCTCCCGAATCCGACACGTCGGGTATGCCCGGCGAAGACGACGAATCAATGAGTGACAAAGAAGACACGAACGACGACGGCGACGGCGACGTCGCCGAAGGTATCGACGAGTTAAAGAGTATGGTAAAAGGTGTCGACAGCAAGGTCGACGACTTCGACGACCGTCTCGACGAAGTCGAGCAAGAAGTCGACGCGCTAAAGTCGGCGGTCGGCGACGACGTGCCGAACGACCGTCTCGACGACGGCGGTGTCGACGACGACGTATCGAACGACCGAATGAAGTCGGTCGCACGCGACGCGGTCGCCGAAGTCGCCGGCGTCGACAGTAACGACCCCGAAGTCGTTCGAAAGGCTTTAGTCGAGCAAGTCGACAGCGACGAGACGCCCGACCTTGCCGAAGATTACAGCGACGTCGTCGACGACGACGCCGCGACGGGCGGGAACGGCGGCGGGCGAACAATCCGAAACAAGCGGTTCGCGGGTGAAAACTAATGCGTAACGATTACCCCGAGACACGGACGAAGTCGACGGTCGCACGGTCGTCGACCGCACGCGGCGGTCGAATCTCACAAAAAGAACTGGTCGACGCACACGACGCGTCGTTCGGCACGCTTGTCGACGACGTGTCGCAAAAGACGGGTTTGCCGGGTGACGAAGTGCTGTATCACGACCCGTTAGGGTTCCGAACGAACGGCGACCCGGTCGACCTTCGAACGAAGATGTACGACCGAGTATGGTCGGACGCTTTCGCCAAGTTTAACGACGAGATTCGGAACGGCGCGTCGGTATGGAAAGCGGCGCAAACCGTTAGCAAAGCCGTCGGTCGGTCGTCGTTTTCGCTTCCTATTTTCGTCGCGCCGGAAGTGACAATCACCGACCAAAGGCAAACGCCGACCGCCGATATGGTCGCACGTACGGCAATCCAAGAAGACACCTACCGGGTCGACGAACAAACCGATACCGGCGATTCGGCACAGTATAACGAACCCGGGTCGGCGGGCGGAACGCGGGAGACTTGGCCGGAAAACGACGACACGTACGACACGCACACGTACAGCGTGGTCGCATACGGTCGACAAACCGCCGTCACCGACTTCTTACAATTGTCGGCGCAAACCCTTCGGTCGTCGCAAGCAATCACCGAAGACGCGTTAATCCGGTCGCAACGGTTCTATGAGGAAAACCAAGCCCTTCGGGGCACGGGTGCGGCGACCGGATTCGCCGGGAACGACGCGAACGGGTTCGACGGATTGCCCGACCTTGTCCGAAGCGAAGGGAATCAATTCGACGACCGGTCGGGTGCCGGTGCCGCTAAGGTCGATTGGGTTCGTGACAATATCCGGTCGCTTCGTCGAAGCGGTGCCGCTTACGACGACATAGTGACCGTGACCGACCACACGAGTTTCGACCAAATCAAAGACGACGTCGACGACGTACTTCGGTATCAATCGCCCGGCGACAGCATAGACTTCGGGTTCCAAGCCTTGAACATCGACGGTACGCCCGTGCTCGAATCGCACGGTGTGCCGAACGTCGACGGCGACCGGTTTATGATAACGGTCGATATGTCGGAGATAGTAATGGCAATGCTACAAGACGCGACGTTACACCCGCTTGCCCGGACGTCACCGGAGGAAGACATAGCGGTCGATTCGTACGGCACGCTTGCGGCGTCGTCGACCGAACGAATCGAAGTCGACCACAGTATCGGGGCCTAAAGTATGCCCGGAATAAGCACGGCGTTCGGCGACCCGACGCAATCGGAAGACGTCGACGCGTACGAAGTCACGACGAACGGCGGTTCGACGACACTCGTGTACGACGAACCGTTCGTCGAGACGCCGGCGCTATTCGTATCGGGCGAATCCGGCGGTGCGGCTTGGTCGGCGGTCGGCCCGCAAGAAGCGACAATCACCGGCACCGACGGCGACACCGTGTACGTACTCGTCGTCGGGAAACGGTAATCGCCGGTGTCGGTTTGCACAACCTTTTTAAGCCCGGGTCAACAAGTAGGGGTATGGCGCGACGCCAAGACGACCCGACGACCGACGACGAATCGACCACAACCGACGCGAACACCGCCGAGACGCCCGACGAAGCGAACGACTTGCTGTCGACGGTGTCGCCGGGCGACACGCTCCGGTTCGGCGGCGAGACGCACAAGATTACCGAGACGACGACGAACGACGACGGCGTTCCGTTCGTGACGTGTCGCCAAGTGTCCGGGTACTCGCCGGGCACGCGAACGATTTACCCGTCTTCCGGGTTCCGGGGTTCCGCCGTTGTGACCCAATCCCGTACAATGGGTACGCACTACAATCAGATAACCGTGCTCGACAGCGACGACGAGTAACGCCCGCCGACCGCCGTCTCTTTTCCCGACGTCTCGACACCCGACAGCGACAGCACGGACACCGGTCTTCTTGCGTAACTAATTTAACCCCGGGTCTGCAAATAGGGGTATGGCGCGACGCCAAGACCCGACGACCGACGACGAATCGACGCACACCATACCCCTACACGGTAGCCACATAGAAATACGCGGGTCGGTGAAAAAATCGCTGTCTATGCTGTCGAGCGATTGCCGCGGCACCGTTCCGCCCGCCGCCGTTACCGACAAACACCGGGAGATAGTCGAGCGTATCGACCGTCGGAAAATCCGCGACGGCGAGACGCACGGATACATCAAACACGACGCGAACGGCGAAGTGACGGATTCGCACGTCGACCCGGAATTGATAGGTAACGACGAGTAACGCCCGCCGACCGCCGTCTCTTTTCACCGACTAACTACTAAGTGCCCGCGACGCCGACGTGCGGGTATGAACATATCGGGCGGTATCGACACCGTCGCGGTCGACAGCGACGTCGTGTACGCGACGGGAGAAGACGTGTTCGCACATATCCGCAATAAACGGTACGTCGACCTAAGCGACGAAGTCGACGAGACACTAACACCCGCCGACGCCGAGACGCAAGAGACGTCGTTAACGAAGGGGCAAGTCGTCGACCTAATCGCTCGAATGACCGAACAAGTCGACACGCACACAAAACGCGCTTGGCGTCGGCGGCGGGTCGAGCAATACGACGTACGGGTTCGATTCCCGCACCACATTAAGCGGGGCCGGCACCGACGCCGTTCCCGTCGTGCGTCGGTCGGGTCGACGCGGCGGATACACGTCTCGTCGGGATTGCGGGGAACCGCCGACTTGCCACACGTCGACGTCGTCGCACCCGACAGCACACAAGGGGATACCGTCGAAGTGCTAAACCCGCGGGAGACGCGAGACATTACCGGGCAAGACGACCGCGAAGACGGGTTATACGTCGTCGACGAACGAAAGGGGATAATCAAACCACAAGCGACCTTGTACGTGCCGACGTCGACGTCGGCGGGCCGGGGTCGGGATATAGACGACGCCCGATTGCGTGTGTCTTACAGGTACGGCAAAGACGCGTCTCCCGACGCCGGCGCGGTGTTCGGCGACCGCAAATTATCGACCGTCGTGCCGGGAGACATACGCGACGCGACGGCGTTACTCGTCGTTTCGCGTCTTCTTATGTCCGACCAATACGGCGAATTGGTGCCGAACGGGTCGGGTGATAGCCCGAACCTATCGCAAGCCGCCGATTCGTACAAACAAGACGCGTACGACGTGCTCGACAGATACGCCCGAGTATGACGGACGCAAACGTAACCGTAAACTTCGACACAAGCAAACTCGACGAGTTATTCGCCAATCTCGACGTCGTCGCAAAGGTCGGATACACCGCGGATTATGCGGCTTACGTCGAGTTTCCGACGTCGTACGCCGGCACGTCGCCGCCGTTCCAACCGTTACGGGATTGGGTCGAACGCAAATGGAACGACTTAGACGCCGGCTTAACGGCGTTACCGTTAGAATCTAACGACGACCTAACGCCGGGGTCGCAAGAGCACAAAGACGCGGTCGCTTGGATTGTCGTAATGAGTATCGCCGACACGGGAACCGACGGCGTCTTTTTCTTGCGTCGCGGATTCGAAGCGGCGAAACAAGCCGCGGGAGACTTCGCCGAAGCGTACGAAGGTTCGAACGACATAGACGCCGCCCGAAAGATATTCGAACGAACTTTCGACTTTGCGTTTAGCACGTCGCAAGATATTGTCGCCGACGAAGCGACCGACCGCGGCACGTTACTACAATCCGGGTTTGTGTTCGTGTCTCGTGACGCCGAAACGACCTTCGAAACGCGGGGAACCTGATAATGACACAACCGAACATACACGTCGTCGACGCGCTTGTCGACCTTGTAAACAGCGAATGGGATTCGAGCAACGTTACCGACGAGTACGTCGTAATCGGCAAGAGTGACGAGATTGGCAAAGGTCGAGACGTCGGAACGTACGACTATGTCGAGTTTTCTGTCACGTCGCCGACGAACATATCGTACGCCGACCTATTTATGAGCACACAAGACGTCGACGTCGCTGTCTTTGTCGAGATAAAGTCGTCGTCGTCGGCCCGCCGAGACGTGCTTTTCGACGAGTTCCGACGCATAATCGAAGCGAACAGACAGCGACCGGAAACGCCCGGCGACTTCGACCGTATGATATTCCAAGACGTGACGCCGTTAGACGACCAATCGTTCGACGCGTATACGTACGAAGTCGTCGTCGCGTTCGAAAGCCGAAGTCGCACGGTTTAGGTTAGCGTACGAATGGTTAAGTTCCCCGGCGGAATACGTCGAGTATGCCGACACCGTTCGTTAGACACGACGCACAAATCGCGGTCGGACAAGAAAGCACGCAAGGGGAAACGGTAACGAACGCCGCCGACTGCCGCACGTTCGGAAAGATAAGCGACGCCGCCGACTTGCCCGACCCCGAAGTCGATTGGCAAGAGACGCGGGCAATAG